AAAAGGTGATGCAGCAAGCGGAACACCTTTGTATGATTCAAATGGCGATCCTGCGTTATTTTATTTTGATGGTGTTGTGAAAAAATTATTGGATGCTGCAAGCGATTCAACATATCCAACAATCACAATTTCAAGTCCAAAAACGTTAGTTGCAGGAACAGCATCAACAGGACAAGAAAACATTGGTGACGCATTCTTACGTTGTTATCAAGCAGTGCCAAAAGCATTACTTTACAGATACGGAAAAGGTGGCTTGAGATTCATTATTTCAAAAGGATCACAACAGGTATTTGAAGAGTGGTTGACAACAACAGCAGTTTATAAAAACAATAACTTTACTGAAAAAGGTATTAATCAATACAAAGGTTATGATGTACAACCATTGGCTGGTGTTCCAGACAACACAATCATCGTTTGTATTGCGAAGCCTGACATCGATTCTAACTTATGGTTAGGTATCAACAGTACAGAGGACAATCAATTGCAATTGATGAGATTGCAAAACAATTCTGAATTATTCTTTGTTAAAGGATTGTTCAAAATGGACACACAGGTTGGTTTTCCTGATCAAGTTGTTCTTTACACAACATTAACCGCTTAATTAATCAATCAAAGGGTTAGGCCTTCGGGCCTAACTTTTTTAAAAAAAATAGCAACATGAAAAAATTATTTATCGTTTTATTGGCGTTCGTTAGCGTAACAGCTTCAGCGCAATCAACAACACCAAAATTTGGTGTGACACCGGGTACAGATAACACCGGTCGTGTGTTAAATTATGCTTACAAAGCAATCACAGATGCAGCAGGTGCAGATTCAACTGTATTAGTATTGAGTATGTATTCATCAATTGTTAAAGTTGCATTAACTGATTCTTTTTGTTTAAAAAGTCCAACAGTTAAAAACAGCAATGTTGGTGACAGATTAACAGTTATCGCAACAGGTGCAAGCGGAAACAAATTAAAATTTGTGACCGCATCATCTAACTGGATAGTGTCGAGTTCATCAGCTACATTATCAACTAACGGTCGTTCAGTTATAAATTTTGTGTTTGACGGTGCCAAGTGGGTTGAAGAAGCGAGAGTAACACAATAATCGCTCCGGGTTGGGTTTCATAATAATAAACGAAAGGGCGGTTTTATAGCCGCCTTTTTTAAAAATGTTAAACATGGATATTAAGAAAATAAAGGAGGAGTATTCACACATGCCACACATCAAAAAAGTGTGGGCAAAGTCAGGTCAAATTTTCTTATCTAAAGTAAAAGGATCAGAGGAAATTGATTTGACAAAAGCGAATACAGAATCCGAAAAAGAAACAATATTGCAGGAATCGCCAATAAAGGCGGCTGCGTCAAAAACAAAAAAGTAAACAATGGCATTAAATGACATTATTTTTATAAAAGGTCAGGCTGGTTTGGGCCGACCATTAGCAGGTGAGGATTTCATCAGCGGTTTGTTGATTTATACGAGTTCGTTGCCATCGGGTTTCTCATCATCCAGTCGTGTTAAATTGTTTGGAAGTGTTGCGGATGCAGAAGCAGCAGGAATCGTGAACGATTACAGCGATGCAACAGCGGCAACAGCGACATATTTAATTACAACCAAAGGGAACACCGGCGATACAATCAAAGCGACATACACAGGCGCAAGTGCAGTGTTAAGAGATTTGGGATTGTACACAGTTGCAAGTGCAGACAGCACAATTGCATTGCAGGGTGCAGCATGGGCAGCAGTAATCAATGCAGGAACAGCAAATCATGGTTGCACAGCTTCATTCACAACCGCAACGCTTACAATTACATTGCCGAAATCAGAGGGTATATTTCCGAACAGCGGAACACCTGTTGCAATCGTAAAAACAGGCGCATTTGCAGGCACATTGACACAGGCAGTTGTTTCAGGTGTTGCATCTAAATTGGCTGTTTATCATTATCACATCAGCGAGTATTTCAGAATACAACCAAAAGGATCATTGTATGTTGGTTTGTATGCAGTACCGGGATCATACACATTCACAGAGATTCAAACAATGCAATTATTTGCAGGTGGAAAAATCCGTCAGATTGGTGTATTGAAAAATCCTGCGGCGGCATTTTCAAGCGGTGATTTAACAACAATACAAAGCGTTTGTGATACATTGGACGGATTGCACATGCCAGTTAGTTCAGTTATTTATGCAGCTGACATTTCAGGAACATCGGATTTAACAACATTGGTTGATTTGTCAACATTAACAGCTAACAAAGTTAGTGCGGTTATTGGTCAGGATGGAGCAGGTCAGGGAGCATTTTTATATGCTACAAATGGCAAATCAATCACTACATGTGGCGCAACACTGGGAGCAGTTAGTTTGGCATCAGTTAGTGAGGATATTGCATGGCCGAACAAATTTAACATCAGCAACGGTAAAGAGTGCGACACAATTGCATTTGCAAATGGTCAATTAGTTAGTGCGATTTCACAATCTAATTTGAACACACTTGATGATAGAAAATACATTTTCTTAGTTAAATATGTTGGATTGTCAGGATCATATTTCAATGATTCAAATTGTGCAATTGCAAATACATCTGATTACGCATACATCGAGAACAACAGAACAATTGACAAAGCAATCAGAGGTGTTTATTCATCATTAATTCCTTACATCAACAGTCCATTAGTATTAAATGCTGACGGAACGTTGAAGGACACAACAATTGCATTCTTTGAAGGTTTGGCAAATGTTAATTTGGAGCAAATGATTAGAGATACAGAATTGAGCGCATTCGAGGTGTTAATTGATCCAACGCAAAATGTGTTGACTACAAGCAACATGACTGTAACGGTTAAATTAGTTCCAATCGGAGTGGCACGTCAAATTACTGTAAAAATCGGATTTACTACATCACTTTAAAAAAAATAAACAATGGCAACACCTTTAATAAATGGGATAAATTATTCATGGGCGAATATATCCTTTGTATTGTTTGGAGTACCTGTTGCAGGTATAACCAAAATCGAATACAAAAAAACGCAAAAGAAGGAAAATAACTACGGCGCAGGAACGCAACCAGTGTCGAGAGGTTATGGCAATTATGAGTACGAGGGATCGATTGAATTGTACACTGAAGAGTGGAAGAGAATTATTGCAGCAGCTCCGGATCGTGATCCGATGCAAATTCCTCCATTTGAAATTCAGGTTGTATATTCAGGACGTGGCGTGACCGCAGAAAAGGATGTATTGAAAGCAGTTGAGTTCAAACAAGACATGCTATCAACATCACAGGGCGATACAAAAATGCTCGTTACTGTTCCGCTGATAATCGGTTTGATTGAGAGGTAAATAAAAAAAGAATCCTGATTGAAAAATCAGGGTTTTTTTTGTTATATTTGTTGTAATAAATTACTATTATTATGACAACCGAACAAATCGAACAAAAAAAAGCTGAATTATCACAGCAACACAATTGCATAGTACATGCAATGATTTTCACTGATGGCATCAACAATGATGATTTAATCATTGGATTTATTAAAGAGCCGCCACGCCACGTAAAATTGCGTGTGATGGACAAAGGTTTGACAGCTCCAGTAACGGCAGCAGCGGAGGTGTTAGATGCGTATTTAATTAAGGAGGCAAGCGATGTGAGGATATATGATGAAAGGCCCGAAAATGATAAATATTATTTAGGAGCAACGATGGAAGCATACAACATGATCAGTATGTCGGTTAATCAGTTTAAAAAAAAATAACTGATTTTTGGATTGAAGATCATGCGGACGAAGTCACACATTGGGAGTGTTTAATCCAGTATTATTTCAAAGTTGATCCGGACACGTTAAATGATGATACACTGGCATTATATATTTGCCGGTTGCAATATGCTTTGAAAAAAACAAATCAATGGGAATAGATGGCAAACGCAGTTGAGTATATTATTTCGCTTAAAGACATGTTATCCGCTAAATTAAAGGAAGCGGAGGAAAATGCGACACATTTTGAAAAAAAAATGGATGGCGTAAAAGAAAAGTTAAAAGGCGTCGGCGAATTTGGCAAAGAAGCACTTGGAGCGTTGGGCATTGGATTTGCAGTGTTTAAAGGATTTCAAACAGTTGAGGAAGGCATTCACAAAGTACATGAATTACATGCAGCTGAAGCGCAGTTGAAAAATACCATGCAAAACATGGGAACATATAGCGAAGAGGCATTTGAAAAATTAGTGAAAGGCGCAGGCGATTCAGCGAAAGGAATTTTGTATAGTCGTACAGAGATTTTACAAATGCAATCGCAGTTGGCATTGGTTGGCAGTGTTGGTGAAAAGGAAATGGCGAGAATAACACAAACAGCTGCGGACATGTCAACTAAATTCGGAATGAGTTTAGGCGAAGCAGGCAACATGCTTGCAAAGGCGGTGAACAATCCTGAAATGGCGCGGAGGTTGGGCATGGTATTGAAAATAGATCCTGCAATTACGGCGCACGTTCAGCAATTAGCAAAAGACGGCAAAGAATCAGAGGCGAGAATGTTATTGTTAGCAGAAGCCGAAAAGAAAGTTGGCGGAGCTGCAAAGGCGGCGTTTGAAGCTGATCCAATGGCAGGATTCAACAAAGGTATGGCATCAGTAAAAATGGCCGTT